CTGAAACTATTGCCGCCGAGCGCGTCAAGAACACAAGGCCAACTTACTCTCGCGTGCCTAGAATCATAAAAGCATTAAGACTTCAGCCATTCTTTGGCAACTTCATATCTTGGCCTTCTGAAATGTTGAGGATTATCCCAAATACACTTAGATATGCCGCTGAAGATTTGAAGACACCTGGTATGCGTAGGTATGGATTTAATAGATTGATCGGGGTGCTTGCGGCAACAACTGCAACTGTTGCAATAACAAGACTTGGAATGTGGGCCACAGGATTTAACGACAGAAAAATGGAAGCCATGAGGCGTTTTGTCGCTCCATACCAGAAGAACGCCACGCTTATGCCAACTGGATCAGATGGCAAAGATGTGGGCTACGTTGACATTTCATACACAGATCCATACGAAGTATTCAAAGGACCAGCTTTTGCCGCTGCATCTGGAAAAGATCCAGAAGAATCAATTGCTAATGCAATATTAGATTTTCTTGAGTCTTATATTGGTCCAAGCATTTTAGCCAGTTCAATTGTTTCAGCATTGTCTGGAAGAACTCTCCAAGGAAGGACGATTGTAAATCCGCAAGATACTAGGCTCGATCAAACACTTGATAAAGCTGGTTATTTGTTGAGACAAAACGAACCCGCAACTATATCACAATTCAGAAGGATTGGATACGCACTAAGCGGTCAGCCCGACACAACAGTTTCCAAGTATGGCCGTGTGTACAAGCCTTCCGAGGAGTTGTCCGCGCTGTTCGGCATTCGTCCTCAATCTATCAACGTATCAAAAGCACTAGAATCGAAGGCATCCAGGTTCAATACGGATATGGCTGATGTTGGTAGAATCTTTACCGAAACCTATGGCGCGGTTGGCAATGTTCCAGAAGCGAAGGTGCGGGAACAGTTCGCTAAAATGGAGAACCGCCGAAAGGTTATGTTTGATGAAGCAAACAAGGATTTCCACGCCTCTATGTTGCTTGGTCTGTCCAGGTCAGAAGCCATCTCTGCAATGCGCGCTGGCGGGATTGGCGTTGACAACGCTTCAGCAATAGCCAACAACAAGTACAGAGACTATAAGATTAGCAAGTCACTCACAAAGAGTATGAGGCGCGAGCTTTCTCCAGAGGAAATGCAGAAGCGTCAAGAAATAGGCCGAGAGCTTATGATGCAACAAGGAGAGTAAATGGCTAAATTCGACATATCTGGATCAGCGTCACGCCAAACTGGTTTAAGCCAACAGGATCGCAATAACGCGATCCGCATGGAGTTTGAGCCTTACTCAAAACCACCACAGCAACCACCAGAACAGACCGCGAGGATAGAACCCATGAGCGAATATGTTAAACCACCAGCAGCACCTGCACAACAACCTTCTGGCACGCTTCCGCTACCCTTGCAAACCGTGGAGTGGGAAGGCCGCAAGGATAAGCAGGGCAATCTTGCTGTATACAAGTTGCCAAGTGGAGATATGGGCGGAAATTATGAGGTAGCTGGAATCAATGACCGATACCATCCAGAAGCATTCAAAGCCATCTCATCGCTTCCAGCGCAAGAAAGAGCGAAGGCAGCAGCAGAGTACATCCAAGGATATACCGCGCCACTCGTTGAAAAACTACCTCAAGCACTCCAGCCATTCACGCAGGATCTCGCGTTTAATCGTGGGCTGGGCGGTGCAACAAAATACATCCAACAAGGATTGAACACGCTTGGTCAGAAGGTGGCTGTAGATGGTGGACTTGGTCCTAAAACATTAGCTGCGATCAACCAGGTTGAGCCAAGAGCTTTAATGCGTGCGGCCAGCGATGCTCAATTGCAGGATGAGTACAATATGGCGGAACGCAACCCAGCCAGAAAGAAATTTATCCCTGGCCTAGAAGCTAGGATTAGGAATAGATTGTCAACCTTTGGGCAAGGTTAACGGCTTGCCCAATGTTGTTTAAATATAGTAGCTCCAGAAACAATCGCCACAGATCGACCAACAAATACATTATCAGCTTTTACTTGCGAAGTATTATATCCGACAAATGAATCAACAGCACGAACTACTGTGCGGTTTGCGGAAACATAACTATCGCCAGCTTTCACGTAAACTCCAGTAGGAGTAAGATATGTATCACCAGCCCTTATTATCGCGCCTTGTGTTCCAACTGCGACATTTCCAGCAGTTGCGGATATTCCGCATCTATCATATACTCCACCAACAAAATCGTTCATTTCGGTTTCATCTTCCGCCATCACCGATGCCATCAGCATCGCCGTCAGTGTTATGATTGTTATTGCTTTCATAGTGAAAAGTCTCTAGCACAAACCGAAAGCCGTCAAGCATGAAATTAACATCACGCCAAGTAGGAGCAGTTGGAGTGGCTCGCGTCACTGGCGCGTTGCTGCGGTGCGGGTACAACGTGCTTACGCCTTACGAAGATTTTGCGGGCTACGATGTCGTGGCCGAGAAGAACAATAAGTTCTTCCGCATCCAAGTTAAGACTGCCCAAGCGATAGAACCTGGGCGCACCAAGTATCGCTTTACTACCAGCAGTGGAAATGGTTTCAATATCCCCAAGCGCGCTATCAGTGGCGTGGATTATGTGGCCTGCTGGGGCATGAATGATGATCTGTTCTGGTTGTTGCCAATCGCCAAGTGCAAAAGCATAACAACTAAACTTTGCCCATCGACAGGCCAGAACTGGCGTGTATTCCAAAGCTTGTGAACGAGAAAGAGGCTTGGGCTAAGTTTGAAGAAGGGCTGAAAGATGCAGAGTCCTTCGATGAGGCTGTGGCTTGGGTCAAGAAGAACAAGAAGATCGTAGAGAAGCTGACCATGATGGCAATGATTAGACGATTTAATGATGATATTAGCAGAGCTAATAAGACTTGGCGTAATTAAAATAGATTAAAATATATCTCGACACTGGTATGGGTTGACAGCTAAACCCAACCAATGGGCAAAATCAACAGCAGAGCTAAAGGCGCAGCAGGCGAGAGAGAGTTGGCAAACTACCTGCGCGAACAAGGCTGGCAGAAGGCAAGACGTACCCAGCAGTACGCAGGCAATCCCGAAGGCGGTAGCGGGGATGTAGTTTGCGAGAATTTCCCATTTCATATTGAAGGCAAGCGGTGCCAAGCACTCAAACCCGAAGAGTGGATTGAGCAATCAAAGCGTGATTGTCCAGCGGGCAAGATACCAGCGGTATTCTTCCGCCGTAATGGACGCAAAGAGTGGCTAGTTATATTGACCGCCGACAGCGTGTGCGAATTAGCTCGACAAATCGCGCCAGCCAATGTGACTATCGAGTATGCAAAGACCGCAACCATTGCGCAGGGCTTTTACGTTAAGTCACCAGCTTTTGACGAACTTACCCCAACAACAACAAACCCAAATAAATAAATAAAGGAGAAATAACATGGCACTAACACTAAGTGAATCAGCAAAACAAGAGCGCAAACTACCAGAAGCGGGAGCTACTGTAGGCGTTCTCTACAGCCTAGTCGATCTAGGCCACCAGAAAACCAATTGGGATAACCAAGAGAAGTGGACACCAAAAGTCCGCTTAACCTTCGAGTTGCCCGATCAGTTGGACGAGTTTGAGGTGGTTGAGAACGGCAAAACAACAAAGGTTGAAAAGCCAATGGTGGTATCCATCGAGCAGACTCGCAGTCTTGGCGAGAAAGCCAGCTTGCGGAAACTGCTTGAGCAGTGGAGAGGCCAGACCTTCACCTCCAAGGAACTACAAGCGTTCAGCTTGAAGAACCTTCTTGGCAAGCCAGCTATGCTCACGCTGATCCACAAGACCAGCCAGCAGGGCAGGCAGTATTGCGCCATCGCGGGTGCATCCAAGCTACCCAAGGGCATGAAAGCACCAGCTACCACTACTAACGATCAGTTGTACTACGAGATTGAGCAGGGTGAGGCTGGTCAGTTCAACGATATGCCTGACTGGTTGCAGGAGAAGATCCGCGCATCCAAAGAGTTTGCTACCGCTGCGGGCAAGTCTACGGCAATCAAGGCCGAAGTTGACGCAGACGGCAACACAATGCCGTTCTAATTGTAATGGCTCTTACAATCACATCTAAAGAGCCTACCAATTCCCGTCTGGTCGCTACTGACCAGGCGGGACACTGGTACACAGCCGAGGGTGAATCCGCCCACGTTGTGATTGGCAAGAATGGAAAAGAAAGAAACACAACCGTAGCCGATGCGCGCCAGATGGGATTATACCCATCTGTAACCAGCGTGCTTGGCATTATGGATAAACCGCAATTAACGGCGTGGAAGATAGAGCAGGCCATTATGTCCTCGCTCACACTACCAAAGGAGGCAGATGAAACGCTCGAAACCTACGCACGCAGAGTCGTTAAGGACAGCAAAGAGTCTACAACCAAAGCAGCAGAGCATGGCACGCTCATGCACGAACAGGCAGAGAATATACTTATGGGACGTGATACTACCAAAGACCCAATCCTACAGCCCTACATCGCCACGTTTAAGAAGTGGGCAGAAGAAAATGTTGAAAAGACCTACTGGTGCGAGAAGGCACTTGTTGGCGCAGGGTATGCTGGAAGATGTGACGCATACGTCAAACTACGGGGTGTTGGTGACGCTATCGTTGACTTAAAGAATAGGAAAGTTAATCCAAAATATGAGCCATTCTATGACACGGACTGCGCCCAAATTTTTGCTTACTTGTCAGCTTCCGAAAACCCTAAAGCAGCAGGCGTATCAATCGTGCTGGCATCAAATGATCCAAGCAAGATAATGACTAAGGTTTGGGATAAAGACGAACTCTACCAAGCTGGCATTGCCTTCTGCGCTATGCAGAAAGTATGGGCTTGGGTTAAGGGTTACACCCCTCCTGGGATGAAGTTATGATCGACCCAGCAGATGTCTTATGGCTAGAAGGATTACTGGACGAATTCTATAGGAGTTTAGCGAAATGACACCTCCAACAATCCAAGAGATGGGTAACGCTGCGCAAGAGATAGTCTGGCGCGTGATGGGCAAGGGATCGGAGAAGTCTGGCTACGGCGATTGGCTGGAGAAGGATCGGCCTACTCACGATTACCATATCGCCAGAGCCGTACGTCACTTGGCCACAGCGCAGATGCAACTCCACAAGTCCACGCCTTGCCCTGATAACAACGGAGAAACAAGCGTTGACCACCTTGAGCGCGCTCTGGTAAGAACATTGTTTGTGTTGGCTCAAATTAAAAAGGAAGTACCAAGATTATGATGTGGATTAAGAAAGAGTTTGATGATGAAGGCAAGCCAGAGTGGGCGGTCTATATAGATGAAACTGGCGAGGGCAGAGAAGAGGATTGGTCGCACTATGATACCTTTGAGACTAGGGACGAGGCGATCAAGGGGTGTAGGAGCGTCACTTGGGAAGACTACGATTGTAGCGACAAATGAAGCTGGCGTTGTCATGGCTGCTCTACTTTTTGGGTGACATAATAAGTCGTACGCTTTTACGTACGGGTCTTGGATACGGACTATACAAGACGCTGATGCTTTGGTCGGTCGAACTGGATGACAAGTTTGATGTATGGAAAGAAGTTAAACCGAAGCGGAGGAAGAAAAAATGAAACAAGCAATGGTAACGCAATCGTTCGGTGAGGAATGGAAGAAGATTATTGATCTGACCAGGCCGCGCATGGAGGCGTACTGCAAGCGTCACAACTGCGATTTCATTCTGATTGACAAGCCCCTAACCCATCCGATGCAATACTCCAAGTCTGCGATTGGAAACATCATGGCAACGAAGGGCTATGACCAAGTGACATTTGTTGACGCTGATGTTTTAATTGCAGCCGATTGCCCCAAGCTTTCCGATGACGCTGGGGTGTTCTGCGCCTTTGACGAAGGAGCTTATCTGGATCGCAAGCCAGAGATGGTCAAGTTGGCTGGAGCTTTTGGAGGAGTGATCGAGCCTAAGTTCTACGTCAATACTGGCGTGTTCGTAGTTCACACTAAGGCCGTGGGCATTTTGTCGATGCCCCCAATTGGCCTACACCCAAACCACTTCGCCGAGCAGACCTGGCTCAACGTCATGGCGCACCTATGGAATATCCCGCTGACCGAGCTTGACCCGTCCTTTAATTGCATGACCAGTGTGGAGTCACATTTTGGTTTGGACCGCTACAAGGATGCGATGATTATTCATTACGCTGGGCAGTCAAACGACTTGGTTAAGTTGGCTGGCCAGATCAAAGAAGACGAAGCGAAGCTGGTGGGGTTGGGTAGGTGAGGTCAACGCACCTTTGTCGTGGTGATTATGACGAGAGGTTGCAGCAGTTGGCTGGTGAGGTTGCG